TTCGTAGCATCTACAAAAGTAGCGGGGGAGTAGTAGGCATCGTAGCCTTCTACATCTAAATTGTGTGCGGTTTCTGCCAACGCATCTACCGACGTAAAGAAATTAGGTTTAACTGTTGTTTGTTCTTTGCCTTCCCCGTCTATAAACTTTTTTATTCCTACTACGCAATAGTAGCCTTCGTCACCGAGGATAGTACTAAGAAACTCTTTGGTTTCCATATAGTTTCCATATCAGAGAAATAGGGGCACCGGAGTGCCCCATCAGGTTTAATCGTCGAACTCATCCAGTAAGCTCGCAAGGTCTACATCAGCCGGTGATTCCGGTTTCTTCTTTTTAGTAACCTTGATTGTTGGCTCTTCTATCTCTTCCGCTGCGGCCTCTACAACTTTTGGTTGCTCAGGTTCTGCCGCTACATTTAGATCGGGCATTTTAGGAATTGCAACGGGGGTACTATCTTCCTTTGGTTTTACGCTGAGCGCAATAAGTTTTTCGGTATCTTCGTCTTTTTGTTTACCTACAGACATCTTCAACTCATCCGCTTCAAGCATACGGACTGGTTTAAAACATAGCTTAGGGGTAGACGAATCAGTATCGAAACGTATTTCTGTAAGTACGGCAGCAAGCGGCGCCCGCATACCATCCAGATGACGCGCGTAAGTTTGCAATCCCATCTTCTGTTTGTTATCTCCAAACACGCTAGTAGCGGGCAAAGATAATTGGTACGTTTGATCTGACTTAACTTTACCTTCTGCATCAGCAAGCAGCAACGCTACGCGCTGTGAGAAGCGGCAAGCACGTCCGTCACCCATACCGGAACCTTTGATGTTCTGCTTACAGTCAAAACACGTTTCTGATTGCCTATCAGAAGCAAGCACATCGTCCGCAGGGCGGCCAGTTTTAGTATCCGCTGACCAACACTTAGGGGGATTCGTTTGTCCCGCCACATATTGCCCTTCAAAATACATACGAGATACGGGTGCGGTCTTAACGATTACTGTATGGATAGCGCGCTGTTCTAGCTCGCCAACCTCTTGACCGTTAACGACTTTTCTAAACACGCCACCACGAATACTGAGTCTGTTCATGCCCCCAGATTGGCGTCCTGTTGCGTTGGTGTCCGGTTGCAGTTGAGCCAGAAGGTTCTTGTACTCGTCCGGCATATTATCAAACAAAGTTAATTCACTCATACATCTTCCTCATCATCGAAGTCCAGTTCTAATTGCACTGGTTCATATTGGTTGTTGGTTGGTTCAGGGGCTTCTTGCTTCAAAGCAGCTACTACCTGCAGGATGTTGAAACGGTATGTATTACCAACCTTTATGTAGGTATCTTTCGGTATATACCCTTTCCCCACCCAATCTCGGACGGTAGGTACTTTGACGCAGAGATATTTAGCTAGCTCCTCCACCGGAACGTAACTATCAGTCATCGCTTCCTCCGCACAGTTACACTATATTCGCTATCACAATTTAATCCCGGTGGTAGCAACTCGGGGTTATCCTCAAGGAATTGCTTAAGGTTGCCTTGGTGGATTCTTTTCTCCAGTAGCTCGGGTACTTCGTGCTCCAGAATAAACTTGTTCATAGACTCCCAATCCGAAGTCCAAAACTTTTGTTTTACAGAACGATAGAACGTACCAGACTCCGTGCGGACAGATTCGATACCGTTGCCCGCACAGTGTTCCAGTAATGCCTGTTCTATCTTTTTGAGTTTTAAATTGAGGAGTTCTTCCTGCTCACGGGCTTGGGCAAGTACTTCGTTTTTCTTATCCCTTATCTTAACGTAGACAGAAACCAACTTATCAAGGTCAGCAACAACCTCCGACATATATACCTCCACTTGTGTTTTGTTGTTTTGTTTACCACAGTTTCATATGGTTTAACTAAGTTTATTGTTGCTTAACCTATAGGTCAAGTAAATTTTTATATAAGTCGATCATTTGTGAGTGGATATTTATTCGTTGATCTAGCATTTTATAAATATGCCGCTCTACGTTAGAACCTTCCAACTGAACCACAGTACAGGGATGCTTTTGTCCTGATCGGTGTACGCGAGCATTCGCCTGTGCGTAAGTTTCTAGCGAAGATGTTGGCCCCCACCATACGATTGTGTTTGCCGCAGTCAGAGTAACTCCATGTGCGGCGGCTTGTGGTTGGATGATAAGGACGCGGGGGTCGGGGGTAGTTTGGAACCTGTCGAATATAGCGGTGCGCTTTGCAGCACTTACGTCTCCACGAATGATGTCGTTGGTTATACCCTCCGAAGTTAGCTTATCCGCCAGTACGTCTATTACGTGTTTAAACGGAACGAATATAAGTATCTTCTGGCTAGATTCGGCAATGACTTCTTGGAGTACTTTGTATCGGTTTTTTATGTCGAACTCTACCGTCTCTCCACTGTCGGTATAGACTGCACCGCACGAGATTTGTAGGAGTTTGTTCATGTTAACCGCAGCGTTAGCCGCAGTGATTTGTTCCCCTGCCGCTGTAGTCATCATCTGCTTACGCAGTAGTTCGTAGTATTTCTTCTGTTGTGCAGTCAGCTCCACTTCACGTTTGACATAAGTCATCTCAGGTAAATCAAGACACTCATCTTTTGTAAACCGGATTGCAGGTTGTAGAGCGTTGTACACAATGTCCTTCGCCCCTGCTTTTGGTACCCACTTGAACTGCGTGGCCTTGTACATAACCATGTCGCGGAAAGCACCAAAGAATTTTGGTACGCCTTTGGGGTTAACAAGTTTGGCTAAGCCGTAAGCGTCTACGGGGGACTGAGCCGCAGGAGTGCCAGTCATCAACCATAACCATGTTTCTGGTTTTATAATACTGGCTAATACTTTCCATCGTTTAGACTGTGCGTTCTTATAGTGGGTAGCTTCATCAACAATAATAAGATCGAACCCTCCGTTAATGATGTCGTCTTTTACTATCTCAACACCATCGTAGTTTATGATTACATATTCTGTATCGCTGTTGATTATGTTTTGGCGTTTCTTTTTATCTCCATGAGCTATGTCTACCGTGCGGTGCATGGCAAAGTTAAACAAGTCCGCGCGCCATGCCGAATCCATAATAGAAATTGGACATATAATAAGGACACGGTTGATTACACCCTCTTTCATCAAAAAGTCAGACGCCCAAATTGCAGAACCTGTCTTTCCTGTACCTTGCTCGTTAAAGCAAAACGCTCGGGAATTCAAAGTTAAGAAAGAAGAAGTTGTTTTCTGATGGTCGAAAGGAGTGTACCGCCCCGTCCATTCGTATTTACCCAGTATGGGGGACGGCACTTCCTTTATGTTTAGGTTACGTAGTACGCGAGATTCGTCTACACCCCATTTAACAAGAACGTCGTTGTCGTTTAGTTTTCTACTGTTTGGAATTGCTGTTGTAATTTTATCGGGACTACGAACCCGCAGAAGCAAGCCTCTGTTATCTACGATTTCCATTAGATGTCCTTGTTGTTACTTCTTGCTAGATTTATTTTTGTAGTTTCTAGCCCTGTTTTTACTACTGCTTTCTACCTTGTAGCCATCTTTGTTTGTGCCACCCTTACTCAGTGGTTTATTGTGGCTAACGTCCTTACCCTCTCGCTTGTCGGCTTTGCCGTTATTATTTTTATCGGCACCCTTCTTATCTAGCTCACGGCGCGCACGCTGTCTTTCCATGCGATCTTCATGTTCGCCACGGGCTTTCTGTTGTTGGTATTCTTTCTTGTAAGGACGTTTTTTGTTTACGTATGGCATGGTAGTCACTCCATATAAAATGGCTCCGCATCTTCTGCGTACTCTTCGCGTTGTTTATAACGCACCGTTTCTCTATCTTGAATTTCGTACGGGTAAATGTCTTTAAACAATACGGGTTTTACCTGTTTTTTGTTTGGTACTTCCACAGGGGAAGCCCGATAGGACGCTGCATGGGACGGCACGGCAGTCCTACCTTCCACGAAACTAATTCCTATATCCGTCAATACCCACGCCCCACTTTGTTCTGATGCCGGTTTAACTAAACCCCAATACTTTAGTTTTTGAAAGTTGCACCGTTGGCTGTGGGTTAGCTTTATGTTGTCTAGGTGAGATATTCCCCCTGCGTCGTACAAACGTTTCATTGCTATGGTAGCACCTTTGTTTATTTTATGCGTGTAAGTAACCATTTTAGCACCACAACACTCGCATAACTTCGTATTTTTTTCACTATCATCGTACATCGTTACATCTCCTTTTGTTAGCGCCTCCCGTTGTGGGGGCATTCAGTAACGACACAATGCGCTCGACATAAACCTGTAGGTTTAGGGTTCCACACATCGTTTTCGTAAGCCTTTTCTAACGCACCGTAAGCAATTAACCACTTACGCCACAGGTCTGGCTCGTTCGTTACAGTGTAGGTTTCTTTTATAAATGCGTTGCAAACTACAAATAACAACCCACTCTTTACTACTTTTATTTCGGGGAAGTGTTTAAATATGGCTAATGCCATAAGCTCAAGCTGCCCCTTGTCCGCATACTTCGCAGATTTCCCTGTCTTGTAGTCGAATACCTTTGCCACTCCAGACTCTTTGTCCAGAATAATAAGGTCGGCTACCCCCCTGTACCACACGTTTCTATCAAAGAATCCGCACGGTTCAAGATTCTCGGTAAGCCCCATCTTATACTCACAGAGCTTCTCACCTTTCATACCTTTTAGTTTGTCGAGGGCGGTTAGCGCATAATCAAACCTTGCATCTAACTCACTAGTGACCCCGGCCACATAGTCTTCTGCGGCTTTGTGGAATTCGTTTCCGTAAAGTATAGCTTCCGTCTGGAAGTTTTCTTCATAGTCCTTTTTTACCTTGGTGTGGTAATACTTCTTGGGACATTGGTCGAACGTCTTTATGCTGCTGAATGACCATGTTGGTTTGGTATCCATTCAATACAGTCTCCATAGTTTTTTCCGATTTCCACGTCACCACGGACTGGGAGACCTTCTGCCCAATCTGGTACGTAACGCATACAAGAGTCGATATAATGAGCTGCCTCATCAACCTCCTCATCTCGGACACAGCATACCACAGAGTCGTGTACAGTTAGTAGAACTCTATATTTTTTAGATATTTGCAACATCTGATCCGACATCACACAACGTGCAATTCCCTGACACACGTTTTCTATAACTTTGCCGCCGTATATCTTTACCCATCCCATTCTGGTCTTGTATTGAAACTGCAAGCCTTTTTCGCTTTCTCCTGCGCTTAGCC